TCAAAAATCTGGAATAAACCCCTCTTTTCGCAAAGCATGAATGACACCACGCATCAGATCTGATTTCGAAAAACCGGCGGTATAAATTCGCGATCCCACTTCAACCGGTTGTAAAAGGCCACGATCAACTAACTTACCAATCTGATAGGTAATTTGAGCTGGCTTCAATCCCGGCAAAACCTCTTTTAAATCACTGGTTTTTACCGTCCCCTGGCTAATGGTCCGCTTAAGAATTTTAGATTCCGTCTCATTGATTACCCCCCGCCCCTTGGAATACTCGAGCGCTGGATAAAGAACTTTTGAGTTTAAAAAGTGAAGATCCGAGAGCTTATCGACTTTCTTTAACTCCGCCGATATACCGGTAAGAACATACAGGCACCATTGCTCTAGCCCCTCAACAGCCCCCGTATCCGCTTCGGCCAGCATCGAGTAATAGCGCTCACGGTCATTGCAAAAAACCGCCGTTGGGTTTAGCACCCGCCCACTGGTTTTCACATTAAAACCGTACTTTATCAGCAAAGAATAAGTCAGCAGGCGCACTGTTCTGCCATTGCCATTACCAAATGGATGAATCCAACCAAAACGATGATGTGCGAGAGCCACTTTCATCAGATCATATTTTGGCGCGTCTGCGCGATTCATAAACCCGACCAATTCCTGCATATAAGCCGGAACATGGATGAATTCAGGCGGCAAATGAGTTGATTGAGCAATACTCACTCCGTGGCTGCGATAGGCTCCCGGCGTTTTATCCCCTTCCCGTTCAAGCCCATTTACCGTCATGGCGTGCAGTTCTCGGACAAAATACTCCGTGATATCTTCACCAGCATGCAGATGCTCATCAATAAAGTTCATGGCATGTTCGATGTTGCCAATCTCTTTCAATTGATCCGTGGAGTCCTCAGCCCCTTCAACTTTACTTTCAACGTAATCGGCTAACGTTGTATGGTTACCTTCGATTCTTGCTGAACCCAAGCTTTCCAGCATATGAAAAATACTTTTTAGCTGGGCAAATAACAGAGGATGCACATCAGTTTCAAGACGCAGGTGCCTTAGTAACTCAAGCTCGGTCAATGCATCAACCAATGGCGAGTCGAAACTGGGGTTTAACAGTGCTAAATCATAGTGATTAAATTTAGGCATAAAGTTAGATTATCTCAAACATGTAAATATCATTATCTTAAAAATAGATTAAAAAATACTTTATAGCCATTATGTTAACAGATTATCATTTGTAGATTATCTCAAAAGTAACTTTATGATTATCTCAAAAATCCGTGGCGATACATCCGATTGAATATCACTGTATACCGAACTGAGATCAGCACCATCTCCCTACTACTTTCACTTTGAACCATTATGTTCGGTATCATTCAAAGCAGGGCCAACCAGAGATAACAGGAGTAATCTCATGATAAACCCAGCGGAAAAGCTCAAGGCAAAGCAGCAGGAATTTATCAGTATCAGGGAGTTGATTCAGCGGATTTCGCGTCTCCACCCCACGATGAGTCAGGCGCAGATAGCCAACTGGCTGCTGATAGAATTGACGGATGCCAGGCCAGTTTCACCGCCGTTACTGATTCAGGACACGCTCGGCGTGACCCGCTCCCCCGGCTTTGATGACCCCCAATTTTGCTATTTTGATCTGCTCTCGGCAGCGATGGCCAACCCTAAAATGGATGGAGCGCCTTGTGATGGATGGATACCTGAAAGTTATAAACCTGACGAATTTAATCACCGGCCCGATGAGGAGGATGATCACGAACTTCCCTTCTAAGGTATTAACAGCATGAATTGTTATGATTACGTCGGATTTAACCGGACTGAAATAGAACAGCTTTTGCAGATTAACCTGCGTGACAGTGACGAAGAATATAAAAATATTCTTAAAGATAAATTACCAAAATGGTTAACGCCATTTCTATCCAGAATTAATATCACAATAAAAGAAACGGCTGCACTGATTGTTGGGGTGATGCCTTATTCTATTCAAATTGATGATATAGGAATGGTAATAATTAATTATGAGAAATCATTATGGGATGCAGTGGATTGCAACCTATTAAGTTGTCGGGATATTAGTTATACAAATACTAATAAAGATATTCGCCATGACGGTTATTTATTAAAAGCAGAAGTGGAAGGCTGGGTTAAGGCGAATGGATTTCACTGGCCGCTGCACTGGTGCCGGAGCAGCGGCAAGCAGAAGAGAGCTGGGGTGGTTTTGCCCGCGCTGGCGTTTATTGCCGGTATGGCTATCGCGTTAGCCAGGAACAACCCGCAGTGCCGGCGCGGCGTCAAAATGAATAAAACCGCCATTGCCCGGGTAGCGACTCAGGCTATGTTCAACGCGGGATTCAGCGGGGAAATGGTGACCGAAAAGCAAATGAGTAACTTGATCAGCGAGGCGCTGCTTGTTTCTCTGCCCGGGGCCGATAATCCTTAGACGAGCGGAAGTTTATTTCCAACTCGCCGCTATGGGTTTCCAACTAACATATTCGCGTTACGGATTGACCTAAAACGACAGGAATAAAGGTTCCTTTTATTTATTTGCCACTTACCCCTATTACTGCCTGATTTTGTTTCAATTAATTCAGTAGCCACCGAGAGATAACAGGAGTCATGGAATGACCTATTCATCATTAATCCGATTGCCAGAAGTATTAAAACGTACCGGTTTTAGCCGGCCTTGGGTTTATAAATTATTAAAACAAAAGCGCTTCCCGCCACCGATAAAAATAGGGGGGCGGGCTATCGCTTTTGTTGAAAGTGAGGTGAATGACTGGATTGAACAGCAAATTGCACATTCACGGGGAAATAAGCAATGAGTGCGCTGGTGCATTATTCGGAATGTATTCCCTTTAACGTTTCATCAATGATGGCGAAATCCTGGCGCTCCAGCCGCTCATATTCTGCCCTCACTGCCGGTTTCTTTAGCATTCGGGCGACCACTTGTTCATGGGACAGGCTTGGTGGTTGGCGTTTATTATCCAAATCGCAACTCCTTCATTCGTTTAGCGGCTTTGCCTTTCCCTTTCCACGGCATATAAGCCGTTTTTTGCACCACAATATGCAAAATAACAATCTGCCAGTCTATTTGTGCCATAAAAATGACGCGGTTCCAGCCTTTCGGCTCATAAAAATACAGCTCAAACACATCTTCGTGGTAATGCATCGGGACAGCATCAACCATCTTAATACCGTAGCGCTTCATACGTTTAGCCAGGCTAATAAAATTGGCCTGCAAGCTGATGGGTTGGGCAAGAAGCTGGGTGATGACATCATCATCGTAATATTCAATGGTGTAGTTCATAGGCTAAAAAATAACAGAAACGTTATTTTCCTCCGGCTGCGGATGTATCAAAAGGAACGCCCCGACATCACTCAATACTGCCGGGGCGTTTATCCACCACGGAGCAAGGGTGGCGCGGTGGATACAGTGAGTCTACGAATATTCCCGTTGGGTGCAACTACTGGACAATAGAATCAGATTATCTGCATCTCATTGATACATAAATTGTATTTATAAAATTTAAAACATTGCTATGGGTGTTAAAAATGGCCCGAAAATGGATTTTATCCGCCGGAAACCGGGCGTAAAAAGGAAAAGTCATGAATCAATTTATTACCGAGGTTGCGGCACAGGCGCGCGGAAAATGGGGCTTTATTCTGGATGCGCTGGCGATCAGCCACAGCAAACAGCACTCCCCCTGTCCGGCCTGTGGCGGCAAAGACCGCTTTCGTTTTGATGACCGTCAGGGCGCGGGAACGTGGTTTTGTAATCAGTGCGAACCACAATCCGGCGACGGTTTGGATCTGGTTAAAAATGTCCGACAATGCTCGCTAACTGAAGCCGCGCTGCTGGTGGCCGATATTCTCGGTGTCTCACCCAAATCTAAAGCGCCGGATCTGGCCTCTCTCATGGCGAAAACCACGCCAGGGGAATCTCGCTATTTAATTAATAAAGGTCTGAGCAGCCATAAATTACCTATTCTGCCGGATGGTTCGTTATTGCTGATATTGCAGAATATGGCGGGGGACTGTACCGGCGCACAGATTATCCGGCCCGATGGCACGAAAAAGCTGATCGCCGGTAGCCGCAAAAAAGGCGCGTTTATCCCGCTCAAACCGCTGCCGGAACAGGCTGAAACCGTGATGCTGGCAGAGGGTTACGCCACCGCGCAAAGTCTGGAGTTATTGCTACCGGCCGCCGTGATTATCGCCGCCATCGATGCCGGAAATCTGTTGCCGGTGGCACAGGCATTCCGTATCTATTGGCCTGCCGCGAAAATCATCATTGCGGCGGATAATGATATCAATCCACAAGACACAGCCAATGTTGGCCAGTTGTCCGCAGAAAAAGCCGCCAACGCGGTCAATGGTTGGGTGACATTGCCGCCAACCCCGCATAAAGCCGATTGGGATGATTACCGTCAGCAAGCCGGTACCGGGCAGGCGCGTAACAGTTTTTATCATGGTTTGTATCAGCCGCCGCCGGTGAGCCAATTGGCTGAAAACAAAGGGTTGCATCCGACATTATCGCAAATGGCCGCCAGTCAGCGCGGGCAGTTATTGGCCGAACATTATGGCCAGATTGCGGTGCATGCCGAGAGTGAAACGGTTTATCACTATGATGGCGAGCGCTGGGACAAGCTGCCCGATGGTGTGTTACGACGCGAGCTGGTGATGATTTTCAACGCCAACGACACGCCCTATTCACCGGCCGGTATCCGCAATGCCATTGAAGCGATGAAGCTGCAAATCCCGATCATGGGCGAGCCACCACGCCATTTAATCGGCTTTCAGAATGGAGTTTATGACCTGAAAGCCAAACAGTTCCGGCCGCATCGCGCCAATGATTGGTTGCAGCATCATAACGACATCATATTCACCGAACCGCAGCCAGACGAAAATCTGGCACACCACGCCCCCCATTTCACCAAGTGGCTGGCCCATGCGGCCAATGACGAATTGCCCAAAATGGCCCGTATCAAAGCCGCGCTGTTTATGATTCTGTCCAACCGATTCGACTGGCAATTGTTCCTTGAGGTCACCGGCGAGGGCGGCAGTGGAAAATCGGTATTCACCTACATCGCCACCTTGCTGGCGGGCCGCCAGAACACCGCCTCCGGCAATATGGCGGCGCTGGATCAAGCCAGAGGGCGCGCGCAGTTTGTCGGCAAGAGCCTGATTACGCTGCCCGATCAGGTGAAATATGTCGGCGAGGGGGCTGGCATCAAGGCCATCACCGGCGGGGATTTAGTGGAAATCGACGGCAAATATGAGAAACAATTCAGCACCTTATTAACGGCTGTGGTGCTGGCGACCAATAACGAGCCGATGAGTTTCACCGAGCGGCAAGGCGGTATTGCCCGGCGGCGGGTGATTTTCGCGTTCAACCATCCCGTGAAAGAGGCGGATAAAGATCCGCTGATCGGCGAGAAAATCGCGGCAGAACTGCCAGTGGTGATCCGCTGCCTGCTGGTTGAATTTGCCGACCAGGACAAGGCGCGAAAGTTGCTACTTGAGCAGCGAGATTCACGGGAGGCGATGGGGGTTAAGCGGGATGCCGATCCGCTTTATGGCTTCTGCGCGCACATTGTCGAGCTGGGCGAGGCGGTCGGTATGTATATGGGAACGCTGGCAATTTCCCCGCGCGCCCCGCGCATTTATCTGTATCACGCTTATCTGGCTTATATGGAGGCTTACGGCCATCAGCGTTCATTATCGTTGACCAAATTCGGCAAAGACTTTCCCAAAGTGATGAAAGAGTTCGGCGCAGAATACAAAAAAGCCAGAACTGACAAAGGGTTCCGCTACAACATGGATTTATCCGACACCGCCAATGACTGGCTCCCCGCTCTGGCACTGCCCCACCATCCGCAACCGGAAGAACCCCACTAATTATTTCTCACCTCTGGCTTATTCAGAGTATTCAGAAATAGATTTAATTAATTGAAATACAAAGATAAAAACTGACTGAATAGTTTACTAATAACTGTTCAGTCAGTATTCAGAGGTGTTCATTAATTCATGGATGGCAGGTATTAAAAACTGAACACCTGAACAGTTGCTGAAGAGTTCAGCGGGGAGTATTCAGAGGGGGCGAGGCCAGAGTGGGTGCGGGTTGTGGGGGGGATTTTGTAGGTTGGTGAAGGGGGTGAAGGGTTTTTGGGGGAAATCACTGCGGGAGATAGTTTTCAATGAAATGGTAAACCGCGCGACTAAAAAATTGGCGATAATATCCCTATCCCCTCGCCCGCAAAAAATCACATTACAAAGTATCTTGTTGCACCCTAACAGCTACCTAATTTCATTCAATAACTCCGGGTGTTTATCAAGCACTTGCAACAGTTTTATCGTTGATGGATGTGGCAAAGCCTTACCTTTTTCGTAACGCGAAAATGCATTAACCCCACCACCAAAAATCTCACTGGCTTCCCGCTGGTTTAGGCCCAACTTTTTTCGGATCTGCACAATATATGCGGGGGCAATCGATTCTGTATTGACCATTTTTCGCAAAAGCATTGTTTTTGCTGCATAGACATCGGACTCGGCTTCGGTCATGACTGTTTCACCGCATGCCGGGCAATGTTGCCCTATCACGCCTTCGACGATGAACTTACGCCCTTTATAGGTAAAGGGAACGTCACGCGCTTCGTGGATTAATTCTACACCGCCACAAACTGGACATTTCATCATTAAATCTCCTTAAACGAGACAATCAAAACATCATCGATAACCGTGATTTTCAAATAAACTCTACCGCAAGAAAGCATAGGACGGTAAACATCCTGCCAAATGGTATGATCTTGATGTGTCGTCATACTTTTATAAAAATCGGCGCTAATCAGTTCGGAAACTGCATCACACATATCTCTAAAACTCAGTCCCAGTTCCTCAGCCCCATCTCTGGCAGTTCGTGTCGTTTTAATATTCCCCTTCAATACCAATTCTTTTACTTTTAATAAACGAGTATGCGGAGTCCGTTTCTCCATTTCATTGCCATCCTTGAGCAATTTCCACTTAATAAATATAACCTAGTAGGTTATTTATAGCAAGTCATTAACCTATTAGGTTTGTTTGTGAGCGTGATTTAACTATTATTAATTAGTTATGGTTATTGAGGTCACCAAAGCCTCTAATTTTTATCTTTAGCACTCACAAAATCATCTGCGCCGCCCGGCACTTATAAATGACCGCTAGCTTCTCTCTGGTTTTCTTCTGTGGGCGAGAATCTACGGCTTCCCATTGGGATACAGCAGATTGGGTGGTGCCAAGCAGTTCTGCTATTTCATATTGCGAAAAACCACGGTAGATACGCCATGCAGCCAGCAAACTGACACCATCGTTTACCATGATTTGAACAACTTCATTCGGGATCGTCTGATCATCATCGTTATCAGCAACATAGGGAATATCCTCATACTTTGCATTAGAGATAAGCTGCTGGTATTCGGCAACGGGTAAAACCACAAACTGAGGCTTTCCTGCTTCATCATGAATGTATTGTAGTTTTGCCATCTTATTCACCTTAGTTTAGAAAAATAACACCATGCCTTTGAGGGAAAATATACTGAGCTAACCTAATAGGTTGCCGTGGTTCTACGTTTAACTTCCTGGATTGTACATATCACAGGTGTTCCCTCTACAATCTGAAAGATAACCCTGTAATTCCCTACACGCATACGAAATTGGCTATCACCCATCTGTAACTTTTTGATATCCAAATCAACAGCAGGGAAATTTGTCAGTTTATTCACTTTTTCACTGATAGGTTTACGATATCTGGCATCTATTGAAAGTAACTGCTTAACTGCTTTCCTCGACCAGTCAACCTTGACCATCGTTTCCTCACTTTTGTAAGTGATCACATCCGCTGTTATGGTGAGAGAGTAGAGTTATATGTAAGCAAGGTCAACACAAACACCTTATTATTAACTAATCTTTACCTTATCAAAAACTGATTATTAAGTTCAGATAATAATTGATATCGATGGGTTACATACGCATTACACCCATAAATGCGGCCCCTCTCGCATCTACAAAAATGTTTGTCCTAATTTACCACGGGTTAATTGAACAGTAGGGAATGGCCGGATATAGTGCCCCCGCAGCGGCAAAATCCGTTGCTGGGTTTAGCAGCCTGAGACAAAACAGAGCGCACAACCGCGCAGGCGGTTACTATGTGCGGGTACAGTTACACCTGTGAAAAACAATGGTGGGCTGGACGGGGGCATCGAAAGATGCGCCGGGTTCTCTGTTGACCGGTCTGCTAACCCCGTTCAGTCCACCACCCAAAGGGATTAGCAGCTCTTGGTGGTGGGATAAAGCCATCAACTGAGAGGTTGTCATCATGGATTCGACGACTCAAGCCCCTTGCCGTAAAGCTTTTCTTCACCTGCCAACATCACTGGCCGCCACTCTCCCGCCGGAGGTGCGCCATGTACGATAATACGCCCCGCGAAGTGGAAGAAGTCATTGATCACTGCCGTGCACTGATCTACGCCATCATCACACTCGAATCCCCGGAAGTGAAAGAAATACTCAACTTTGTCCTACAACAGCAAATAGATCTGCTACATCAAACTTATCATCAAGCCACCAGCGAGCCTCTCGAGGCCGAATAATCTCTAAATACAAAAAGGCATCGTGAGATGCCTTTTTAATTCCCCACACCACCGGCGCGGCGCGGAGAATCAAGGAGTTGCAGATACTACAAGCCACTCAAAGTACCTTTAAGATACCCGTATGTGGACAAAACGTGGACACTAAACAGATGTTTTCCCCTTTAGCGGATTGAACGAAACTGCATCTTGCAAGTAATCAGGTGAAAAGTGTGCATAGAGCATTGTTTGCTGAATAGTTGAATGTCCGAGTATTCGTTGCAATGTAATGATGTTTCCTCCATTTATCATAAAGTGAGTTGCAAAAGTGTGACGCAAGACATGTGTCGCCTGACCCTGGGGTAGGTCTGTCTTCACTGATTTCAGTTTTTGGCGAAATATCAGATATGCCGCATCATTAAACAACAATCCTGATTTCATCGCTGTCAGATCGTTGAACACATCACTAGATATGGGGACAGTCCGTTGCTTGCCGTTCTTTGTCGCAACAAACGTTATCCTGTTATCAATGATGTGTTCAGTCCTTAATTTTATCGCTTCACCCCATCTCGCCCCGGTACTCAGACACAAAATGGCAACGCGTCTATTATCGCCATCCAGGCAGTTAAGCAGTTTCTTAATTTCACTCTGAGACAGAAACGCCCTGGCTGTCTGTTTTGGCTTCAATTTACTGATCCCTGCCAACGGGTGTTCGGAGTGATACACTCCCGCATTAATCAACGCTGTAAACATTCCGCTAAGAACCGCTAAATCTCTATTGACGCTAGACGCTTTCACGCCGCCAGCCAGGCGAATCGCGCGGTATCTTGCAATGACGTTTTTGTCAATTTGGAAAGCACAAAGGTCAGACATTATCCTTATGACTTTAGCCAGTTGAACTTTATACTTTTGTCCATAGTCCATATTTTGACCGTGGTATGACCACCACAGGGTTGACAGCTCAGAGAGGGATCGCTTGTCTGTCGGTTTTGATAGCCATTCTTTCTCGTGATAATTGACGACCACGTATTTTTCAAACGCTACAGCTTCGTGCTTTTTACTAAACGTCCGCCTGATCCGCTTTCCGTTGCGACCAGCCGGCCTGATATCCACAACATATTGACCATCATCAAGTTTCTTAATCGACATAAGAAAACCCTCCGATGTAGAAATTATTTTGAAACGATATTTCAAAAATGAATACTTTATAAATACTTAACCAGTCTTTTTGTCTGATGGGCGATATATTGTTTCGTCTAGCCCACAGTGTGCGAGGGCCGGTGCAATCTGACCGGACTCAGGGGCTATCTGATCCGTAAAGAACCATAAGGCATATTTTTGAAATCTAGGATGGTTCAGTAATTTCATCGCAATTGTTGTATCTGGCACAGTTCGGCCACTTTCATAATAACTTAGTGATGAGTATGGAATTTCTGATAATTCAGATAGTTGCTTCCGATTTAGCCTTTCTGACTCACGGATGAGTTTAATTTTTTCACCAATGCTCGTTGACATATTATCGATACCTCGATATTTTACGTAGTAATTGATAAACACAATCAATAACTTGATAGATAACTACAGACCATTACAAGTCATTGACGGAATCCCGATACTGAGGTTATCAGATGAGCAAACAAATCGTAAGCATGTCAGATGCATTGCCCTACCCCGAATTTGCCCGTTTGATTGGCAAAACACCGGAAGCAGTGAAAGGCATGATTGATAAGAACAAGTTACCGACAGTTGAAATGCGTAACCCAGAAAACCCAACCGCACGCGGTGAGCACTGGGTTTACCTGCCCGCTTGGAACAGCGGCATGAAATTAGCATTCGAGAGTAGACCGAAAGAAATTCGAGATGGCTGGTTAATGTGGTTGGGGTTGGGCGACCCATCATGATCTACTCGTCACTCTACGCACTGACCGTAATTAGCGATCACACCAGTGCTTACCGTAGCTTTTCGATTACTTGCTCTAAGCGCAACAAAAGAAACCCGGTCACCCGTTACCACGTTCGCCAGGGTGATCAGTCTTACGGGAAGTTTGACGCGCTAGCGCAGGCGCTGGAATACATCGACACGCTGCATGAAATGAGGAACGCACAATGAAAAAGTCACTAATTCTACGGCTAACTAATATCGTGCTGCAAAACCATCAATTTGCCAGCGATGCATTGTGGGCAAGTTTCCCCGGTGCTCTCAGTTCCCTACCAGATCCTCATCGGGAATTAGTCGTTCAGAAATACAGTGTCATTACCGAAAATACCGTCGTTAACTTGGAAATGTTAACAACGCTGGCCGCGCACCCCGACGAGATTGGCCAGGCATTAAGTGATGCTATTAGTGACTTTAAATCATGCGGGGTGCTACCTGAAATATTGAGGGGATAAAGCCCTCCCTCAAATAACAGATTTGCGAAAGGGTTTTATCTTTATTTACGAAATGGGATTGTGAAAATGAAAAAGTTACAACCGTGTGATACATCGAAAGAAAATAGCCCCACTCCTGAGGCTGAACTTACAACATCTTTTATTTTTAAAAATCTACTTGGCTATGAAATGGGATATCTCACAGTCGAAGAGAGCGTTTTCCACCGTCGATATTATTCAGGCCATCAATTAAATCCTGAATAAGGTCTGTAGCCATTTCAGGAGTTAAAGCATATGGCGGTGTATCGTGCCCCATTAGAGTTCCGATACGTGTATGGAGATTGCCCATGATTACGCCAATAAACTTATTTCCTGAAGCATCAGACATTTCTTTGCACTCAAGCTCCCTCGGGAAGATTGCTTCAATTTCCATGCATATAACTCCTTTTTGTGGGTGGTTGGTATTTGCGCCGGGGTTCCTTCTCACAGTATTAACCGGCGCAAAAACAGTACCACAAAAAACGCGCGCCGGGCGCGATGCAGTACCCCGGCACCAATTCAATTGACGGAGATCACTTTATGAGCCAGCAACTACCTTTTTCAATCGCCGCTAATCAAGTGCTTGCGAAATATAAATTTAGACAGACTTTCGTTTCTAGCCGCTGGGCGGCTAAACACGGAATTGGAGAGATTGTGTGGGCGGCTAACCAGTTGCTGGATCTGGCCGGTGTGGCTTCATATTCCGGCAGCGAAGACGCCGATCTACTTCGCGATACCGCCCATCGCTGGCTCAAAGACTGCATAACTCCGCAAGAATTCCCTGAACATAAACAGGAAATGACAGCATGACCGCTAACCAATGCCCGCCACTGGCTGCAATGCTAACGAACGGTCAGCAAGTTACACACCGCCGACACATGCGAGGCTGGATTGAGACGCCAGATGGCCGTAGTTTTCAGCCTAAAGCCAGCGAAGTGCAGTTTGTTAAGGGTTGTCGCTCTCCATTTATGACAAAACCCAAGGCTAAACCCCGCTTTTGGACGCGCCTTATTAGCTTGTTTTTGTAGCCGGAGGATTTATGGCAAACACTGAAAATACCCGCGCGGTAACTTTGTCTTTGAAAGCCCGTCAAAACGGTTTAAAACACGCCGCCCAGCTTTGGTATTTGCTCAGGAACAAAAAACACCAGGGTATTATTCCGGCACTGATTAATGAAATGGGCGAAACAGACCCAAAAATGAAAGGTGCCATTTATTATCTGGCTGATATTCCACGGGCCAGGCATGGATTAGCATTTAAAGAACTGTTACCGCAGGAGCAAGTAAGTGTAGTTGATGCACTAAACAGATGGAGGGCATCAGCCAGTTTATTACCGGAGCGAGTTACATATATAGATTGTGATCCGTTGCCGGATAATAATAGTAATTAATTAAACACCTGAAATTAACAGGCGCTATGTGGCGTCGGGATTCCCATTATCTAAAACCGGAGTAATAAGAATGAGTGTTAAATCGATAAAACTGACTAACGAGCCAAATGACACGGAACTGGTCGAGTGCTTTAAAGCAGCTCGTCGTTCTGAGCGTTTAATGTTACTTGAGCGGCTAGATAATAAGCTGGCTGATTTTATTATTGCCGGAACGCCTAAGGCAAAAATATTACGTAATTTATCTGATTGGATTTTTGAAAGTAAATTAATTGCTAATTCACCCACTGAAAACAAAGAGGTTAAATAATGGCTACTCATATTAATACTGCCAATGCAATTGAAGGGCTGACTTGTGCTATTGATACCTTTAAATATATTGAGCAATATTTAAACTTTAAAATGAAACACCCCATTCAGTATTTAACGAATACCATAACTGAAATAGAGCGACTTAATGATGAAGCAATCAGGTTAAGGAAGCGTATTAAGTTTTTAGAGGAATTCAATTCCTCATTCGAATCTCAATGGGATGATTTGATTTTTGCGGTTATGGGTACCGAAGCCGGTAAACGTATCTGTGCTGAAGGGGCTGATGAAACAACAATAAGGGCAGTCAGCGCTATCCGTAAAACAGAGTTTGACAGAAAAGAAGCCCTGTGCGTAGCCCAGGCATTTCAAGAGACAGCACAATCTCCCATTCCTGCGCCAGCACCAAAAACACATCGTTTGAAAATCTTGCCTGAATATTTTCAGTCAGTTATTGAAGGTAGAAAAAAAGCGGAACTGAGAGTAAATGACCGTGATTTTTCTGTGGGGGATTATTTGCTTTTAAATGAATGGGATAGCGGGGCTGATGAATATGCCGGGCGACAGGTTGCCGTGGCAATTACGGATATCACCCACGTGGATAGTCTTGCAGATAATTTAGTTTTGCTTTCATTTTATGATCCATCTGACGAAATTCCATTTTAAGGGGCTGTCATGAATTATTCCTCTAAAGAAATATTTATATCAGCTTATGCCGCAATGAATACACCTGATGACATAACATTACGAAAATTAAATGATCTCATCAAACCGGCTGATGCTCTTTTTTTGATTTTAGAAAATGAAAAATACAAGGCTAAAGAAGTTGCCCAGTCTTGGATAAATGGAAATTATCTTATTTTAGATACGGAAACTACTGGCCTTGATAATGCGGCCGAAATTGTGGAAATCAGTATTATAGATTGTATGGGCAATGTATTGCTGGATACGCTGATTAAACCTCTCGGTTTTATCCCCTCAGACGTCGAAGCCATTCACGGCATTACTAATAAAATGGTGGATAACGCGCCACACTGGTGTGATATTCACGAAAAATTTATCGAGATAATTAAAAGCAGGAATTTTGTTGCTTATAACTCGCGTTTTGATACCCGGCTTATTTATCAATCTGCGGAGTTTTCAGGCGTCACTACTGGCGCGGATGATATAGCGTCAGCATCTGGCAATTGTGCGATGTTGGAATATGCCCGATTTCACGGCCAGTGGGATAGCCGCCAGAGTGATTTTAAATGGCAAACGCTTATTGCCGCCGCTGGGCAAATGAATGTCATTACTGAGGGCGCTTCTCACCGTGCTTTATCTGATTGTAAAACTACGCTGGGCGTTATTAAAGCCATGGCAGGCGGTGAAATATGAATATACCCCCACGCCACGGAAAACCCTGGTCACCGGAGGAAGTAGCTTATTTACGCGAAAAGGTAACTACAACCCGCTATCAGGATATTGCTGACCATTTGGGTCGGACATTAATAGCCATTTGTTTGAGGGCGAACGCCGAGGGCGTAAACCCATCAAACATTGGCGAATGCAATCGAAACGCCAAACATAGCGATCATGACGTGGAGTTATGCCGGGCGCTTTACGATGAGGGTATGAGGCCCCGATTCATTGCGGAAAAAATGGAAATGCCGGTCAATGCCGTATACGGAATCATTTATTACAGCACACGTCGAACACCCACACCTGGCGGCTCATTCCAGCAATGACCAGTAAGCGCGGCAGATTTCAGCCCACCCCGCCCCAACCTTACCCCGGCAGCGATGAAACGTTTGCCGGGGTTTACTCTTGGAACAAATCTAAGTCCAGCATAAACCCACGGCTAGATATTGATCTGCCCCTCCAGTTTAGCCCCCTGTCGTTAGTCATTGATGCATACTATAAAGACGCGAAAGCCGCGCTGGCGGGCATTGATGCTCTACTTACTGACGACGAGCGAAAAGCCAGGGCGAAACGTCAGCGATTTATAGAATGCTTTGAAGATGCGGAAGAATCGCGAGAACTCTTTTTAGCACGACTGACTGAATCTAAAAAAGCCGAACGTCATAACCGCGCTTTAGAAACTCAGGCCAATCTCAATAGTCAACATAAATTTATTCGTCAGCCATTACAGCGCCGCATTGATTACTTACGTCAAGAACGTGGCGACAAACAGGCCAATGTTTTTTTAAATCAATTGGTTGAGAAAGCATTATTACGTTTGGACGCGATGAGAGTAAAGCAACAAACGGTATCACTCCGACACATTGCCAACCGAGAGCGGTTAGACGGTCTGCTCAATTTGGCCGCACTCAATAAAAAAGAGGTCACTACCCTGGCAACAATGGCCGCCGCGCACATGGATATGTTACTTGATAGTCAGATGGCAACCCTGCCCACTGAAAATGCCACGCCGCGCCAGATATTACGCCTCTACCACGCGCTAGCTAACGAAGCTAAAAAGCTATCAATCACCCCCCCGAATTGGGACGCCCTCAACGATAAATTGCGCCGTAGAGGTGAAATACCTTATGACCTGATCCCCGGTGCGCTGGCTCGCTTGCGTTGCGCGACGTGGTGGAGAGGCCGGTTATGGCGGCTGCGTTGTCAGTGGCGAGAGGAACAATTACGCGCTGTCATGTTAGTACACAAACACGCGTCACCCTACATCAGCTCAGAGGCCTTGATTCAGCAGCGTGAGCAGTGGCGGCGCTCCGCTGAGTTTATCCGTGCTCATGATTTAGTTAATGACGCCGGTTTTGTCATGAATATGGAAGACGTAGTTAACGCCAGCGCCAGTAACCCACACTTACGTTATATCGAAATGATGACGACCTGTAAGGGTTTAGAAAACTTGGCAGAAATGCGCGGGGATAAAGCGATGTTTTACACGATCACCTGCCCGTCCAAGTATCACGCCACGCTGAAAAGCGGCAAACGTAATCCCAAATGGAGTACAAAAACTGTCAAGGAAAGCAGTGATTACCTGGTCAACCTGTTTGCCGGTATCAGGAAAAAACTCAGTCGTTTGGGTCTGCGCTGGTACGGCGTCCGCATTGCCGAGCCTCACCATGACGGCACGGTTCACTGGCATTTAATGTGCATCATGCAAAAACAAGACCGCGCCGCAATCACTCAAGTGATGCGGGATTTTGCTATCCGTGAAGACCGCCAAGAATTAGGGCGGGATATTAAACCTCGCTTTGATGTTAAACCGGTGCTCAAAAGCAAAGGCACTATCACCAGTTACTTAACAAAGTACCTGGGTAAGAACGTGCGTGGCAGTAACCTTAAGGGGAAGTTGGACAAAGCGACCGGTAAGCCGATTGTCAGTAAAGAAACCGGGCAACCATTGGGCGAAGACACCGAAAGAGCGGTTGCCTGGGCTTCTCTTCACGGCGTTCAGCAATTCCGCTTTTTTGGCATACCTTCCCGCCAGGCATACCGCGAATTACGCTTATTGGCCGGCCAGCTTCAACGCCAAGCCAAGCCGGAACAGGGGAAGTGGAAACAGGTATTACCTAATAAAGCGATGGATGATGTGCTGGCCGCAGCGGACGCCGGCTGCATGGCAACGTACATCCTAAAACAAGGCGGCGTTCTGGAACCCCGCAGCAACCATCTGATCCGCACCGCTTACATTGAATCCGAAACCCCCAACGATTACGGCGAACTTGGCACCAAGATTTATGGCGTCTGGGCACCGAGCCTAGGCGATGAATCTCGGATATGTACCCACGCTGACAATTGGAAAATGGTACGCAAGACAGGCAGCGACGACAGCCAAACTAAGGCCAGCGAAGCGGCCGCAGGGGTTGACCTGGGTTTTGATTTTGCAGTTGGGGCCGGCGGTATCGGCCCTTGGACTCGTGGCAATAAGTGTCCCCCCCCCGCCGACGAAGCCCCAAAACAGCGTAAAAAACGGACAACGCCAGCGCCTGATCTAAGCGATTTCAACAAAATATCGTTCACCCAGCGAAGGGAAATGCGCGAAAGATTGCGGAAATTACCGCCGCCGAGGCTCGGCGGTGACGACGAGGACGTAAAACCCCGAACTCAGCCGGCCAATGCGCCAATACCTTCGGCTGAAATGTGCCAAAAAATCGACCAGGCGGCGCAACGTAGCGGCTGGATATTGGAAAAACGGCAAATAAGCACGTTAGCCAGGGGCGGAAATGTGACTTTTCCCAACAAAATGACCGTAAGAGTAGACCAAGAACGCCGGGAACAAGGGGAAGTGAAGTTAATTAAGGCGTTTGATACACATCGAGCACAGACATAACCGTCTATGCGGTACCGATTGCCATGCAACACAGCCGGTTATGACTGTGTTGGCCATAGAAATATTACCTGCAGCACAGTCATTTTTAACTATTGAGGTTCAACTGTGGAAAAAATAACCTACTTGGGCAGCAAAGCGGCTAGCGGGGCTTATCAAGTGATATATGTCACATTTCAGCATTTAGCCCATAAAAAAACCCGCTTTCGCGGGTTTCTCAAAAAAACGATGTAAACAATCATATTATGATTAACTTATACAGAATCATACCGGCTGATTTTGCAGTAAATCTAAGGCTATCTGCCTTTCATCCGGCTTCAACATTTCAAGCAAAGCCATTACCAACTTACTACCCGTTAACCCGCTGGGACTGAGTGAGTGCGAGAATACCGCGTTAAATACAAAGGTATGGCCGCACTCAACATTGGAACAGGCACAATACAAATCGGCAACTTTTACGTCTTTCCATTCTGTTTTGCGGATAATTGCGGGTGCGCGGCATTCTGTGCATTTAATCTTGAACATTCGCATATTAACCACTCCGAAAGCTATTTCTGTTAACTTCCGTGATTTTAGCTTATTTTTGCTCAATTTTCGCCCCTTTCGGTGTTATCCGTGTCTTTATCTGCTTTAAATCGCAGGTGTAAATGGGCGGGTGTCTCGGGATCGGTATTCACGGCACGCATAAACTTATTTTGTACCGGAATAACTTCATCTTTCCGGTATGTGGCGCGGGCCTTCTCCGGGTCGCCCATCACGGTGCCATTGGGGGGGATAATCCCCGCCAGGCCTGACGGGAAACGGTGTGCGGTGAGAATATCCTGGGCGGTGATGCTTTTAACGTTGGAAAACTCATCCTTGGCGCTCACTTCACCAATTGATATTAGTTTAATGCCGTCGGGATCACCCTTGGGGATACTGATAAACATATTGCGGAAGTTACCCACGCCCTTGCTTTGTTCTATTTTTTCTTTTATTTCCCGCTCTACTTCCGTGCTGATGCTGGGGTCATTGGCGTACAATATAAAACCCATATGTGCGCCATTATGGTAATAGCGGCGGCGAAATATCGTGGCCTCTGAATTAAGCAGTACCGAGTGAATACCGCCAATATAATCTGGTAAGCCGTAAATTTGTTGCTGGGGATCGTACTGCGCCAAAAATATAATATCTTCCGGGGGATAAGATAACGGCTCATCCTTTTGTAAAACGACAAACTCACCCGTTCTGCGCCGACGCGTATAGAGTGAGGGCAGCGGCACCAGGTCAATAACCTCTCCCCAAAAATTCCGCACTTTCAAGATAGCCACATCACCAAAAAGGTAATAATCAAACGCCGCGCCCTCGATATTATCAGTTGTTAGCCCACCGCCGAGGTAGTCGCTAACCAACATGTTACGCCTGGCATAGAGAACGCCACCATGTTGGCCGTTAAGGTTCGGCAGCTGCGCCAGGGCGAGGCGTTCAATCGGCAATCGCCAGTGGTCAAAATCATTGTCGTACCATATTTCACTGTAGTCCGTGCCTGTGGTTAATATCGGTTCCGGCTCCCCGAAAGAGATAACACTGCCCCGCCCAGGGGTGAAATCCTCGGTTGCCTTGGCTTTTTTTTGCTGGCTGCTGTTCTGGCGTCCGCGTTTCTTTTTAGTTGTCATGCTGCTTTTCCAAAGGCCCAGGTAGACGGGCGATCATATTCATAGTCGAGGGGTTCATTAATCACGGCGTGAGAAATGGCGAAAAATACGTCGGCGTGACCGGTCGCGTCTGACCGTTCGGCCACAAAGGTAAGCGCATTGCCGCTGGCAGTGGTGGTGCGTCGGATGGCCATAAAGCTGGCGGCAATTTCGGCTCGCTCCTGACTACATTCATCCGTCGCGTCCTTGCTCCACTCAATACGGCCACGGGAAACGGTATCTATCATTTTCAGCACCAGGCGGTTTTTACTCTCAACCGTATATAAAATAGGAGTGGCTTCACGGGGCGCGAAGCGTTCAACTAAGTCAAATACCCCGCGCCCGATGCCGGTGATATCAATACCGATATAAGTCATGTTATAGCGGCGCATCAGTTGCTTGATTTGATCGGCTTGATAGTTAAAATTCAGTCCTTGCCAGTAATACACGGCTAACACCCGGAACCGTTCACCGTCATAGAGCGGCGGCGCGACAATCACAAAAGTTGAGTTATCGCCGGAACGGGACGGGTCAAAGCCGCCCCACACTTCACGATTACCAAATGGCCTGGCGGCTTTGGGGTCGTGGTCTTGCCACATGCCGGCATCTACCGCGCATTTTTCCAGTTCTGAAAACTTGAATACCGCGTCTTTGCTGTCAACAAATTGGCACATGTACAGCATGGCGAACGCGGTCGCATTGTATTTATTACGCAACCGCTCAATATCGACCAAAGCACCCAGCCCGCCCTTGATCGCGTCTTCCATCGTGATGATGTAGCGCCATTGATCATCCGGGCAAAGAATCCCCCCTTTACGCAGTTCGCTTTCTTTCGGGAATATGGCCTTTTTCCGTTTGGCGTCATCTTCCCGCCAGGTATCCCCCGTCCAGATGGGATACGCCGGGTGTGTTTTGGCACTGGGCGTTGAAAAGTAAGTTGTGCGGTATTTGTTATGCGTTGCCATGGCTGACGCGGTTTCGTGGAATTTCCCAAATTTGGGTATCCAGAATATTTCGTCGCCGTAAAGATGGCCGTTAAAACCCTGAGCCGTGCCGGCATTGGTCGACAAGAACCGCAGCACCGCCCCGTTACTTAGTTTGATTGGGTTACCGGTCAGCGTAATACCAAACGCCTGTTGAGCTATTTCGACAATATAAAATTTGAAGATTTCAGACTGTGCGCGAGACGCAGAGAAAAACACCTGGCGGTCACCGGTTAACACCGCATCTTCAAAGGCTTCAAAAGCAAAATAGTAAGTCATGCCGACTTGACGCGATTTCAGAATGTGCCGGAAGTTCTGCTCTTTATTGGCGCGACAATGCATTTGGTAATCAAACAGGTGTTCACTGGCCCAACTATCCAACATTTCTTTTGTGATACTGGAAATATCATTTTTGCGGTATGAACGTTTCCTCTCGCTGCCGAATCCGGTTTCATCCTCGCCGCCACCTGACTGCATCGCCATGCGTGCTTTTATTTCTGCCATCTTTTCAGCGTGTTTATTACCTTGCGCCATTAATTTGACATGGTGCGCGACCAGGTCGCGGATCTCTTCCAACTCCAGCGCGGTTTTGTTATCGCGCCGTGATAACTGGTCATGCCGGCGCGCAATGGCCGATTCAAAAGATTCAACCGGTAATAATGATGCCCACTGGCCTATATCAGACCAATGATAAATGGTGCGCACTGGAATGTTTAATTCCTGCGCAATATCTTTTGGCGTCCAACTTTTAATATAAAGTGTTCGCGCCGCTTCTTTTATTTCATCAGAATATTTTGCCATAAGTCGATTATGGCGACATAACACAACGATAAATTATAATAAATTCGGTTAAGTTACGTTAACAACACTTAACCGAATTTATTATAAGGGAATAACCACACCGCATTTAAATATCCGTAATACTGCAAATCACACGGTAATTATTCATTAACCAAAAGTATAAAGGTATTTCATGCCTCAACTTATTTCAGATTGGATTTGTATTGGTACCTCTGGAACGTCTGTTGACGGTAGGCCATTAGAGCCGCAATGGTTGATTGAATGCGCCAACACTTACAGCCGTGAGACTTACACCGCCCTGTTGTGGCCGTACCATGAAGAAGATATTACTATGCGGCAATACACCCCGAACATGGGGGAAGTTGACGCCTTAAAATATGAAGAAGTGGGCGAAAAAATAAAACTTTATGCCAAATTAATACCCAATCAATTTTTAATTGAGGCTAACCGACAGGGGCAAAAGCTTTTCACTTCCGTTGAAATAGTTCCCGATTTTGCCGGTAGTGGGGAAAGTTATTTATTTGGTTTGGCGGTAACCGATATTCCCGCCAGTTTAGGAACTGAAAAGATATCCTTTACTGCTAACGGTGAAGATAAGGCGGTAACGCGCGGTAATGTCGAAGCGTTTAGCTTAGGCCAATTAAAAAGCCGTGAAAGTAAACCGGAAAATAAAAAGTCGGGTTTCTTTGGCCGCATATTTTCCATTAAAAAAGAATTCACACCCGAACCCGACAATAACCAGCCCGACCAGGGCGAGGATGAAACCAAGATGGATGAATTAAAAGCTCTTATTGAAGCGTTGACCCTGCGTATTCAACAAATGGAAGAAAAAGCCAACGGTACCACCGCTGATACACCAGAAGAAGCCGCCGACGATGTGGCCGATTTGGCTGGTGAGATTGCTGACGTCGCCGACCAGGTGGCTGAAATCGCTGCCGAAGTAGCCGACAACCCAGAGGATGAAGTGGTCGCCGCTGAATTCAGCGTGGCTAAAAAGAACCTGTCGCGATTGATGAAATCCTTTGCCGCCAATGGTGCGCCAGCTCGCCGCTCCCGTACTCGCAGCCACACGCGCCGCGCCAGTCGTCGCCAGGATTTTACCGCTCTCACCACCAAGCCTGAATCCAACGGTAACGAATTGACCGACTTAAAAGATCAACTCAACACCCTGCTGGAAAAATTCAGCGTATTGGATACACGTCAATCCAAGCTTCCCAACGGCGCCCCGAACGGCAGCAATCAGCCTTTCGACTTTAACTAGTCGTTATTGACCACCTTTAAACGGGAAAAAGAACATGCAATTAACCCCCAAGGCGGAAGCACTTATCCGCAAATATGCGGCCGGTTTAGCCAAGGCCAATAATCAGCCAGATACGAAGCAATTTTTTTCGCTGACTGACCCGAAAGAAACCTCGCTACGCAACGCGCTGATGCAAGAATCTGAATTTTTACGTCTAATCAATATGATGGATGTTGACCAAATTCAGGGCCAGGTCGTCAATACCGGTAATCCGGGGATGTTTACCGGGCGTAAAAAAGACGGTCGTTTCAATCGTGAAATGGGCATATCGGGTAACGAATATAAGCTGGTCGAAACAGATTCAGGTTCTTATCTGACTTACGCGCTTTTAGTGGTCTGGGCGAACTCTGGCAGTGAAGACGAGTTTTTCCAGCGTATCCAGGCGTTTAGTAATGAATCTTTTGCGCTGGATATGTTGCGTATCGGATTTAACGGTAACAGCATCGCCGACAATACCGACCCTGTGGCTAACCCGCTCGGCCAGGACGTAAACCGTGGCTGGCATACCATCGTTAAGGAACGTTCCCCCGGTCAAATCATCACTGATAGCGTGATTTTAGACCGCAACGGTACCGGCTCGGATTTCGTTTCCCTGGACGCGGCCGTTACCGACCTGATCCACAGTTGCATTTATGAACCCTTCCGCAACGACCCGCGCCTGGTGGTGCTGGTATCGGCTGATCTTATCGCGGCTGATGCAACTAGCATGATGAACCGCATTGACCGCCCGACTGAGAAGGTCGCCGCGCAGTTAATTAACCGCGAGATTGCGGGCCGTACTGCCTACACCCCGCCGTTTATGCCTGAAGGGCGTTTGATCGTCACCACGCTGTCAAACCTGCATTTGTACACCCAGCGCGGTACCCGTAAGCGCAAGGCCGAATGGGTGGACGACCGTAAGCGCTTTGAAAACAACTACCTGCGCATGGAGGGTTACGCGGTGGAGTATGACGAGCTGTATGCGGCTTACGATGTGATCACCGTTGGCGACGGCGTTCTTGAAGAAGTTAACGGAGGCGAATGATTATGGCCCTTTCCCCTTGTCAGCGTTACCGCCGCCGCGTTCAGGCTGAATTGGCGTTAAAAAACCATGAAGCCCTGAGCGCCAGCCCGGCCAGCCTGCACTTACAGCTACGTGAACTAGACAGTGATGTGACGCGGGTGCGCAGCCTGGGAACGATTGCCGACCGTGTGGACATGAAGCGTGACGAGCTGTTGCCGAAGTGGCTCCCGACCGTTGAGCGCTATCTGGACAGCGGCACTGTTCACGATCATCCGGCCTTTGCCTGGTGTGTGATCTGGTTGTTTGACGTGGGGAATTTTGACCAGGCGCTGGATTGGGCCGATATCGCCATCGAACAGGGGCAAAGCACCCCAGAGAACATCAAAAGCACCTTTGCCACCTTTGTGGCGGATACCGTCATGGTCTGGGCCGAGACTCAGGCGTCACTCGGTCACAGTATTGAGCCGTACTTTAGCCGGACGTTTGCCAATATCCGCGATAAATGGCGGTTACATGAAGAAGTTAACGCCAAGTGGTACAAGTTCGCCGGATTGCTGTTACTGAGTGATAAATCCGGTAAACCGCTTGCCACGGCGATCGATGATGTAGAAACGCTGCTACAGGCTGACGCATTGTTGGTACAGGCGGGCGCCTTTGATCCGAAAGTGGGCGTAAAGACCCACCGCGAAAAAATCGCCGCCCGTATTCGAGCATTACAAAAAGTTTAACGACTACCGCAAGCCGGGGCGGGCGCGAGGGAGACAGAAAACCCGTAAGGTTTTCAAGGTCGTGGATCTCGGTCAGCCCGCTTCCCATTTTGCAAATAAGGGGTTCACGTGGCAGCACCATCATTAGGGTTTAGCGGTCGGCAGATTGAATACCAGAACGCACCCATTGTTAACGGTGTGACATTTTGGCCTGACCTCAATCTTGCCGACTTTCAAAAGTCGCGCACTATCCCGCCAGAGCTGCCGGCATCAACTGCCGCGCAGGCGTTATTAGCCGCGATTGCTGAAATTAATGATGATGTTGCCGACGTCGTGGCCTATTGGCAAGGCAAAGGCCACGCCACTGCACTGGATACGCCAGGGGCAAAAATGGCTGATGAAAATCAGCTTACCGCTCAATACAAAAAGGCGGTCTACGCCAGGGCAAAAGCGGATTTACTTGGTGAGTTTGCCAGTATTGGCCGGCGCGAAACGCACCCAGGGCAAGAGAGCAGCGAAACCCGCGCCATTTTGCTGGCGGAAGCGGCGTTTGTGCTTCGCAATATGAAGAAATTTCCGCGCGCGGGGGTGCATTTGATATGAGTCAGATAGAGAGCCTTACCGCATTTTTAACTGAGTACTTGCCCGAGCGGGCTATGCAACAATTTGAAAGTGCTATTGATAACGCGGAACTGATTCCAGCCCCTAAAGCCCTGGGATTAGACCAGCGCCGGCTGGGCATTTTTCGCTATCACGCCGTATTGAACTGGGGGGCATTTCCTTATCGGCTGTGCGCTCCTGCCGAAGTCTACGCGCTGGTGCTGGCCTGGCTGGATTCTTGTCGTAACGATATTTATGACGAATTAGAGCTGACCGCCCCGAGTGTAGATATTGAATTTGATGAAGAAAATTCATCACCACTCGAAATCGTCGTGGAGTTGGCCGACAGCATCAATATTCGCGTAGACGAAAAAGGCCGAATTCCGCTGCGAGGCCAACGCTGGTCGCTGGTTAACCCTGACATCATGATTGCTACTGGCGGTTGGCTATTTGCGGGCGGGGCAGTGAGCGCGCCGCTGAGCGATACGTTGTGATCGTTCGCGGGGAGTTGGACCGGCGTCAGTATCAACAACTGCGGGAAGCTTTAAGAGCGTTAGATCTGCCCCCCAAAAAACGTCAGCGCTTGATCTGGCGCATTGCCAAGCTGGGTGTGATTGTCGCGGCAAAGCGTCATCAACGCAATCAAACAGACCCTTTTGGCAACCCATGGCCGGCGCGCAAGCGCGGAAAGGGAAAGATGTTGCGTCAGTTACCAAAATTGATGCATGTACGTGAGATGCCTGCAATTGAAGCTGTGCGTATTTATTTTAAAAACGGCAATAGAAATGACCGGGTTTCAGCAGGATTGATCGCTGGTGTGCATCAAGACGGTGCATCTTTTTCGATGAGTGCTGACCGCGCACCCCGTGCTGACCAGCGCAATAAATCGGCGTCACCCCGCCAGGCCAAAAGATTACGTTCGCTCGGGTACAAAATGCGCAAAAACGGTAAATACGTCAAAGCATCAAGCGCACAAATACTTAACACGATGAGCCATTCGCAAGCCGGATTTTTGATAAAAAAACTCAAAAACAAGCCCCGTAAAACCGCCTGGCGAATTGACATACCTTCTCGGGTGTTTTTAGGCGTGAACGATACAGAGTTTAACAACATTTTAGTTCGACAACTTCAAGCGATTGGTTTTGGCTAAGACATTAAAAGAAGGAACAGACGATGACATTCCCCACAGTCAATATAAATCAACTTAATCAGCGACAGGGCCGAATTAACGAAGTAGAGCGAACATTGTTATTTGTTGGTCGCGCAAATGAAACAGCGACAACACCCGGCGACTTGATAGCTCTGGACTCACAATCTGATATCTCGTCAGTCCTCGCTGATGCAGATACTGCGCTACGTGAAAACGTGCGGGCCGCTCAACTCAACGGCGGACAGAACTGGCAGGCTTACGCGTTGATCATGGCCGAGCATACTCAGCCCGGTGACGATATGTTAGCTATTTTAAGCGCCCAGCAAATGATTTCTGTTGAAGGCATTATTTGCACAATACCCATCGTTAACGCGATTGACGGCCGCACGAAAATTAATTTATACGCCGCGTTGCGTGCTGAATTAACAAACAAATACGGGCGCTGGGCCTGGTCAGTGTTGACCGTGGCCGCACCCACAGACTTGCTATTGCCCATGACCTGGACGGCTTATCACGCTTTTCTCGCTGAGCTGGCTGACGGGCTTGCCGCCGAATCCGTGCAGTTGGTCCCCGCGTTGTGGGGCAACGAAGCCGGTGTACTGGCGGGGCGTTTATGTCATCGCAGTGTCACGATTGCTGACAGCCCGGCGCGGGTAAAAACCGGCGCGTTGATTGGATTGGGTATTGACTCAGCAGAAATGCCTGTTGATGGCGTTGGGGCAGAAATTACCCTGGCGCACATCCGCGCCATGCATGACCTGCGCTACAGCGTTCCCGTGTGGTACCCCGACTATGAGGGCCTTTACTGGTCAGACGGTCGCACACTGGACGTCACCGGCGGTGATTTTCAATCAATTGAAGACTTGCGGGTTATTGACAAAGTCGCGCGCCGTGTGCGCATCCAGGCTATCAGCAAAATTGCAGACAGATCAATGAACAGCACACCGAGTAGCATCGCCGCGCACCGGACTTTTTTTGCTCGCACGATGCGTGAAATGTCACACAGTTCACAAATCAATAACGAGACGTTTCCGGGCGAATTGCGATCACCCCAGCCCGGCGATGTAGTGATCACGTGGTCGGATATTGAAACTGTGAGTATTTACATTTCAATCCGCCCGTACGGCAGCGCGAAGACCATTACTGTTGGGATCATGCTGGACAAAAATATTAATGATGCAGGGGCATAAAAATGACACAGCGAATTGGCGGTCAGTCGTTTGATTTTTCGCTAGGTACTGAAAATATCCACGTTAAAACCATCTCATTAGATGTAACGGATAACACCGCTGCAACACAAACACGCGGCATTCCGGACGGCTATGTTGCTGGAGATGTGGCGGCGGAGGGTGAAATGGAACTGGACACCCGCAATTTTAAAAAAGTCAGTGTGGCGGCGAAGAGCGCAGGCAGCTACAGAGCGATGCCGGTAACGGATCTGTTGTGGTATGCGAACACCGGCGATGAAGAGCTGGCCGTCGAGGCATTTGGTTGCAAGCTGATTGTTACCAGCCCGCTGGCTTACGATCCAAAAGGCGGCGAAACCGCGACCCACAAAATTAAATTTATCGTGACCAGCCCGGATTTTGTCCACATCGACGGTGTGCCAATTTTATCTGAGAGTGATGTTCGCGAACTGATTGGATGAGTTATACATATGCCAAACGGAGAAACCACACTTATCACCCGGTTGTTATTGATTGCAACAATCGGGGCCACTATCGCCCTGGGGAAGTTATTGGCCGGCAGTGAGCAAATCACATTACGCCTGGCGCTCGGGCGCATTATTTTGGGTACCGCCGTTTCATTGCTGGCCGGCGCGGCGCTCATTCACTTGCCAGAAATTGGTGAGCTGGAATTGATCGCTATCGCGTCCGGGCTGGGAATTGCGGGGCATACCGCCGTTGAGTTGATATTAAAACGCTATCTGGGCGGGCATAAAAAAGGAAATGAATTATGACGTTAAGCGAAAAACAACAGCTATTTGCTCAGTTGATCGCGCAGTTGATTGTGTGGGCTGGCGACAACGGATATCGCTTGACGTTTGGCGAAGCTTACCGCACCCCAGCCCAGGCGGCACTCAACGCCAGGGCGGGAACCGGCATTCGTAACAGTCTGCATACCCAGCGCCTGGCCGTGGATTTTAATCTGTTTACTAACGGCGTGTATCAGACAAAAACAGAGGCCTATGCCCCGCTGGGTGAGTACTGGGAAAAACTGGGCGGCACCTGGGGCGGGCGCTTTAAATCCAATCCGGATGGCAATCACTTTAGTCTTGAGCATCAAGGAGTTAAGTAATGAGTCGTGAGCTGTTGCTTATTGCATTATTACTCGCCGTGGGCGGGTATATCGGCTGGGCAATGCGCGACGGCAGTCAGTCAACAACGGAACTGGCGATGAGTCAAGTCGCTGAAGCTAATCGTGTTCAGCTTGAAAATATCGCTCAGATATCAGCGCGGCAGTTAGAGGACAAATTATCGGAGCTTAAAGCAAATGAAGTGCATACAGAGCGAATTATCAGGACTGAGATCATCAAGCCGGTATTTAGCAATATTTGCGCTACTGATGAGTATGTCCGGCTGTTCAACGCCAGTTCGACCCGTGCTGAACGTACTTTATCAGCAAAATTTGCTGACCCCGTGCCCGGAGATATTGCCGCGACTGAGCGGTAATACCGGCGCTGATTTTAGCGATACGTTAGACCGATATAAAACGATATACACCGAGTGTGCCGCACGGCATAACCAATTGATTTTTGAAATAAAACAACGACAGGAATTAACAAAATGACGACGCAAAATAAAAATGTGATCACACTGACCATCAACGGTAACGCGGTGCAGTTTGCACCGACACTGGTCGCTTATAACAAATCACTGAATGAAGCAGCGCGTGACGAAGATGTGGTCGGCGCTATCAGTACTTATCTGAAACGCATTGTTGTACCCGAGTCCCGCGACGCGCTGGCAGAACTGCTTAAGCGTCCAGGCGTGGGGGCGCAAATCATGAAAAAAGTGAATGAGATTTACGCGCCGGCGGCGGAAATTGAAGTAAAGGAATAGGCGCGTTAGTCAGCGCCATAAAAAATAATCAGTTAGAACAATATATGACGCTGAGACGCTACTACCTGCCCTCTCCTCGCGACAGCGAGGAGGAGGAGGGAGAGCCGGACAGTGTCATGAATTTGGCCCGTGCGGCGTGGCTGGCTGAGTATTTTTACGAAAGTCACGTTAATGGCACGGCGGCGGGGATCAGCTACGCCTTTAACGGCAAACGGGATCAATAAAATGAGAGAATTGGCTTTTCTGCTGAGTCTTAAAAACAACCTGAGTGCCCCGCTTGGCCGGGCGCAACAGTCTGTAGAGCAGTTTGCCAAAAAATCCCAGGCCGCATTTAAACAGATTGCCGTCGGGGCCGTCGGACTGTGGGGCGTGGGGCTGGCAGTAAAAAGCCTGCTTAACCCGGCGCACGAAGTGCAGTCCGCGCTTGATGAGCTGTCAACTCGCAATGTAAGCACTAAAGCATTAGATGATGTCTACAAATCAGCACAGCGATTCAGTACGGCATACGGCAAGTCTGCCGCCGATTTTATCGCGTCTACAACCGTCATTAAAAGCCAGCTTTCATCTTTAGCTGACGCTGAATTACCCCGCTACGCCGTGGCTGTCAATACCCTAGCTGTCGCGACGAAAAGCAGTGCAGAGCAAAGCGCTGGCTATATGTCTGCGATGGCAAATTTGTTTAGCAGCACAGTGAAACAGATGGGTAACGTGCCGTTTGCTGAAACGCTGGCGTCAAAATCCGCTTATATGTTGCAGCACTTCGGCGCAGACATGACAAAAATTCAGGCGATGATGGCGGGCAGCAAGGGCACGGGAACTCAAATGGGGGTCGGCATGGATGAGCAACTGGCTGTTATGGGCCAGTTGAGCGGCACACTCGGCGCTGGCGCTGGCGGGGCTTATGATGCATTTCTGAAGAATGCAGTGGCCGGCAGTAAGCAACTGGGCCTCAGTTTTACTGACGCACAGGGCGAATTGCTTAAGTTCCCGGAAATTCTGGACAAATTACAAGGCAAATTTGGTAACACGATAGAGGGCAATATCAAAGCCCAGGCCGCACTAAACAAGGCGTTTGGCGCAGGGGCGCAGGCATTGACGGGCGCGTGGGGGCAGGCTGATAAATTGCGTAAACACATGCGCGATATGGGCAACACGCAAGGCCTGGACCGTGCCACGGAAATGGCTAAGAAAATGGCTGACATGTGGGCGCGAGTTGATCAGGTCTGGAAGCGAATTCGGATTTCGGTGGGTATGCAGCTTATCCCGGCAATTTCGCCGCTGGCAAATTACGCGATCAACGCCGGTACCCAGTTCTCAAAATGGTTAGATATGTTCCCCAACATTGCGCGCTGGATCGGTTATATCGCCGTGGCAACGCTGGGGATGGCTGCTGCCGGGGCCGTCGCTAATATTATTATGGGCGTGTCAAAATTTATTTGGCTCGGATTGCTGGGGATTTGGAAAGTTGCCAAATTGTCATTAGTACTGCTGAAAGTCGCCCTTCTTGCCTGGAATCTGGTTTTGAACGCCGGCGCAATAGCAATGCGGGTTTTCGGCATTGCGACGATGCTGGCCGGGGCCGGGATGCAGTTTTTAATGAGTCCCGTCACGCTGATTATCGCCGCACTGGCCTTGCTGGCCGCTGGCGTCTGGTATGTGATTTCTCACTGGGATCAGCTGAAAGCCTCGCTCTTTGACAGCGCCGCGTTTCAATGGGTCATGGACGTTGCCGAGAAAGTCGGTCTCGTGTTCGCCGGCCTCTGGATCGTCATGCAAATGGGCTGGGAAAAAGTCGTTGATTTCTTTTCTGTCTTGTCGCCAGTCAAGGCGTTTAGTGGCTTCGTTGATGCTATCGGTAATGTATTCAGTGGCTTATGGGACTATCTAATGGAATCATTCGGGGCAACATACAACTGGATTGTCACAAAATTAAATAAAATTCCGGGCGTAAATATTGACTTGAAGCCCATAGGCCAAAGCGAAAGTGGCGCAGTCGCGCAAGCAACGACGTTACCCGCGCCGGCGGGCCTGGTCAGTCCAGCAATGAATAAAGGCGGGATAGCCAAAACCCTGACCACTAATAATAACAATAAAAACAGCATGATACGCTCTGGTAACACTATCGGTGAAATCAATATTATTGCGCCGAGTGGAGCCACGTTTGACAGCATCATGGAATCCAGGGAGCTAGCGGCGGGATGAGTGAACGACTGTATATCGACTTACTGATAACGGACAGTGATTTTACGCTGTCGTCCGGCAATGAACCGCTGTTGTGCGACAACCGGGTCAGCATCGCGCAAGACTGCGTACACCGGATTATCGAGTCCGGCCTGGTCAAGTTATTGATTGCAGAGCGTAGCCCGGTATTACGCACGGATATTTTGTTGCAAATGGAATTACTGACAGAAACAGATGCACGTATCGTGCCTGGCACTGTGCTAATTACAGATGACAGCCAGGGACACTATTTTATTACTGCTGACACTTACGATTTTGGCCCGCTGTCACTGAGAGATTTATTATGAATAATCGCCCCGACCCGGACTATAAAGCCATTCTTGCTGACGAGGGGTTGCCTGTCACTGAAACGCAGATACGCGCTGAGTTTGCAGCGATTGTCGCGGATGAAAATTTAGTGACTAACACGTCACAAATGTCGCCGTTCTGGCGTTTGATCACTGCTCTTGTCATCGCCCCCGCGATGTGGCTGGTCAATATCCTGACGGGCGCAGTCATTGCAAATATGTTTCTTGCGACAGCCAGCGGCACGTTTATTGATTTGTTTGCCTGGGCAGTTAACTTATCACGCAAAGAAGCCAGCACCGCGCAGGGCGTGATCCGTTTTACTAAAAATACGGTCAGCGCAGTAATCACAGTACCCGCCGGAACGGTCATTCAAACTGAGCGTATCAACGGCACTATCTACAAATTAATGACGGTGGACGATGCCGTTATCGCTGCCGGGGTCATTAGTGCGTTAGTTTCTGTCAATGCCGAGTCCGCCGGTAGCGGCCACAATCTGGCTCCCGGCTATTTTCGGATCATGCCCGTCGCCGTCAGCGGTATCGCCAGCGCAGTGAATGAAGACGACTGGTTAATTGCGCCGGGCGCAGATAAAGAGCGGGATAACGACTTGCGTGACCGGGTCAGAAATCAGTTTAATTTGCCAGGCCAATATCACATTGATGCCGTTTACCGCGGACTGATTGCCGGCATTGCCGGTCTGACCACTGACCGGATATTTTTCTTGCACGATGCCCCGCGCGGCCCTGGCACTGCCAACGTCTACTTGTTGTTGGATTCCGGCATTGCGAGTCAGCCGTTTATCGACACAGTGAATGACTATGTCATGACGCAGGGCAATCACGGCCACGGCGACGATGTGTTGTGTCTGCCGCTGCCGGAGGTGATTTATGACCTTGTTGTGACGTTACATCTCTTCGAGAGCAGCAACTTAGATGACGAGCAAACCGACGCATTGTTGGCAAATATCCGCAACGTGATCGGCTGTGCATTTCGCGAAAACACAGATTATGAGGTACAAAAAACCTGGCCTTATAGCCGATATTCTTTCTCTCGTCTGGCTGAAGAATTACATGCGAATTTTGCTGAAATTGAGTCACTGACATTTTCCCAGGGCGACATTGTCAGTGGGCTATCTGTCCCCCGCCTGGGCGTACTAACACTGGAGAAAGCGAATGGATAAGTTGCCGAAAATCACATTGCCGGCGTGGATGAACAAGGGCGAACCCGTCAAGTTAATGCGCGCTTGCCTGGCATTTTGGCAAAAAGTTTACACCTGGTTAAAGTGGCCGCTTAATCAAACCGATCCGCTTCTTTGCGTTGTGCCGCTGCTCAATGTTCTTGCGTATCAGCGCGATGTCGCGCGGTTCCCCGATGAGCCGCTGTCACTGTTTCGTAAGCGAGTAAATTACGCGTTTATTAACGCCAGGGATGCCGGCTCGCTGGCGGGGTTTGCGGCAATATTTGAGCGCCTCGGCATCGGCGTTATTACGCAACATGAGCGACAGCCAGGTTACGACTGGGACATTATTTTAATTCGCGTTAATGATGTTCAACTTTCAGAAAATAATAATTTAATGATGGCATTAGTTCGGCAATATGGGCGCACATGCCGCCGTTATATATTTCAGGTTGTCAACGCTACGACATTGAATATACACGGTGGAATGTTTGGCGGTGATTATTATTATCATCATGCACAATTAAATATTGTACCGGGTCTGATGCCAGGAAACATTATGTTAACGCCTGCACAAATGCAGCACACACACGCAGTATATTCGGCAAAATTAGATTAAGGATTATTTATGGCTACGGTAATTACCCGTGCTTTTGAAAACTGGCAGGCGCAACAAACATTAAATAACTTACCTGCCCGTCCGGACACTGTTATTTTTGCGCATATTCCTGAACTTGACAGCAGTACTGAGATTGATCGCAATGAGGGCATTCCTGCTAATGAGTTGATTGTTCATCAGACTGACGTTGCACAATTTGGCGTCATTAATGATTCCGCTGTTGCGTATTCTGTTGTACTTGATACCAGCGTCGGGGATTTTTATTTTAACTGGATTGGCTTAGTTGATTCAGCAAGTAATACATTGTGCATGATTGTGACTTTTCCTGTGCAGCAAAAAACAGCGACAAACGGTAGCGTTCAGGGCAACAACATCACCCGTACTTTCACCATGGAGTTCAACGGTGCGGCGGAAGTCAGTCAGATAAATGTTACCGCGCAAACCTGGCAAATAGATTTTAGTGCGCGCCTCGGCGGCATTGATGAAATTACGCGCCTGGCTAATTATGATTATTACGGTCATGCGGCTTTTGCGTCAAACGGTTATACCCTCGTCAGGGAGGGTGATAAATATCGCGTTGGTGCGGGTCTGGCTTATATTGGCGGGATCCGTGCATTAATGACAGACGACATGTTAATTGATGCTGGCGATAAAAATTTAATTTATATCGACGTCAGTTTGCAAGGTAGTGTTTTGAGCGCATTTAAAGCCATTATTTATATTGGTGCTAAAAACAGTATTGATGATTTAAATAATTACACTGACCCAAACGGATTTATTCATTACCTTGCGCCGCTCGCTTTGATTACCGATTCCGGAATAGAAGATAAGCGTGACGCGGGTCCGTTTGATAATGATGACGTGATAAATAGCGTTAATGATGCTATTGCGCTACACGAAAAGTCCCGTAACCATCCGGACGCGACGTTAACAGATAAGGGGTTTGTTAAGTTAAGCAGCGAAATTTTCGGCCAAAGCGAAAGCGAAGCGGCTACGCCAAAGGCAGTGAATCTATCGATAGCTCTTTTTATTCAATCTATGACTGATCACGTCAATGCCGCTGATCCCCATAAAAAATATTTGCTGATAAAAAATCTTTTATCAGCAATCGTTGAAATGGGGCCAGAAGGCGCAGCAACACTGATTACGTATCTCAGTCTTGGAAATGCATCACAATTAAATGTGGGCACGACTCCAGGCACGGTGGCGGCGGGTGATGATGTGCGCATTGTTAACGCGATACAGTCAACAAATCCGGATATCAAACTCCCCGGTTCGTTGAATGTTGCAGGGGGCTTTTTGGCCGACTCTGTTAACTCAAGTAATAATATTACGGTTGGCGGCGGTGCAGCCACATTACTGTGGAACGGTGATGTTCAGGGCGCAGTGTGGGGCGGTGACTATTTATCAAATTATGTCAATAAAATAAACGCATATGGCGTGGTTGCGCTGGCGCGCGGGGCCGAAGTGGGGGTGGGGCAAAGTAGCTCCCCGGCCGGTACTTTTATAACACGTGCTGTTGTCAATCCAGCGAGTTCATATGCGCGCGGTCTATTTATGCAGCGATCAACGGGTCAGTGGGTTCAGATGGGAGGAGATATTTAATGGCGACACTGCAACATTATAAAAATTTTGAAATATCAGCGCAGCAATATGATCCGGAATTGCAGGCTGAAGTGATTTATCACGTTGATGAAGATGGTAGGGATTGGTACGCACTGCAAAAAACATTTAGCGAAGACACAATAAAAGTGGGCTATAACGCGCAAGGGTTTGTTTGCACAGTGTCAGAGCATGTTTACGCGATTGCGCCAACAGGCTTATCTATTGTTGAAGTCAATTCATTGCCAGCGGGTTTTTCGTTGGTGTTTGGCGCTTACGAGTACCTTAACGGCGCTGTAGTGATGCGCATTCCGTCAGTTGATGATCTCACAGCAGCGGCGGAAGAGCGTCGGCGCGAGTTGATGAGTAATGTGTCTGTTGAGATAGCAACACTTGATGATATTGCGCAAAGCGGCACGGGTACAGAGCAAGAACTTAAGCGACTGACTGCATTAAAACAGTATCGTATTGCATTGATGCGACTTGATATTAATGAGCAGTGGCCGGTGTTGCCGGCGTGACGTGGCATAAATCGACGTTACGCATTCCGAAAAATCTGGCCCCGGTCAGCTGCTCGACCGTGGCCGTTCATCCTTGGACGTTTGGCGTAGGCCAGACAGAGAAATCAGGTTCGTTTCTGAGTCCGGATAATGCAATTAACGCACTCGCCAGCCGATTAACTGGCGCAGACAGTGATCAGGATGTGCTGATATTGCTTATTACTGCGAAAACCCTGGCTGAATTTATTACGTTGTTGACCGCCGCTGCTGAAGTGTTCCCGATACCGTCGCTAACGCAAGTTCAGCGACGGGCTAAGGCGGCGTTAAGTCTCGATAGCAGTAAAATGCAAATCCCGGCAAAGCCCGGCGGCTTGCCCGCCAGTGCGCCGCTGTCAGTTGCGACTACGCGCCAGGCGTCCGGGGCGCAAGCCTTGCAAAAAGCGATCAGTGATACCGCCGCCGGCAGCAGTAGCGCGGCTATCGGTGCCGCGCTGGCTGCATTCGCACAGCAACGCGCTGCACTGTTGGCGGGGGCGGCAAGTAGCTTGGGGCAATTGCAGGGGGCGAGTGTGCCGGTCTGGTCACTTTCAGTGGAGGGCAACACACAAACGGCGATCACTACTATGAAAAAAGACATTCCGGACGGCCAGGCCATTTTTAGCCTGGCGTTACTGTTTGTGGGCGCAGATTTGGCCCCACTGCGTGCTATGGTGGTAAATCATGACTGATATTGTGATGTTGGCGCTTGACGGCGAAGCTATTCCGCTAAAAAACATCATTGTGACGCTCTCTATGTCAATACAAGACAAGGACCAAAGCGGACAGGCCAGCAGCACGGCCAGCGCGGAGCAAGGCACAAAAGGTAAAGAGTTAAAGGTGTCCGGGGTAGTCGCTTATAGCGATAAATCGATATTGACCCGTATTTTCAGTCTTGCTGAAGCGAAAAACAGTGACGGCAGTAAAAAACGCTATCGCGTGGCACATGAAATGGCGCAAGCAGTAAAGTTTCGGGAAGCCACATTTAGCAGCGGCGTGGATGCAGCGCAACAGACAGACAGCATGGCCTGGCTGGTTAATTTTACGCTGACTGAACATGCAAGCGTTGCTGAGCGTAAAGCACAACAAGCGAGCGCGGGCGGTAAAACTACGACAATCCAGACAGCAGATGGCACCGCCGGCGCGGCAGACGGTGAAACAGCAGAAACCCGCACGTGGTTTGAAAGTGTGCTGCAAAAGGTCGATAACGCTATCGGCCCCGCCGGGGGTGAAGCATGAAATCCGTTGTCACGCTGAGAGTCGGTGATGATGTGATTGCTGCAAATAAATTAAATCTTTCACTTTCGTTAAACGGCTGTGGGATGGGGTTTGTTACAGCAATAACGGATCGGGACTGTACTGGCGAGCTGGTGCGTCTGGATTTGGGTTATAACACATCAATATATCGCTGGCTGACGGGATTTGTTGAACGTAGCGCGCCAGCTGAAAATGGCGCACAACGATTAATGGTGCGCGAGCTGGTCGGCGTGTTCGAGCGTTCGTGTCCGTGCTCACTGCAACACCCTACATTACGCGACGTCACCGAGGCTATCGGCGCGGCAACGAATATGCGGTTTGTCTTGCCCGCCGGCACGGCTTATACAGACACCCCGATCCCCCATTTTCAACACAATGGCAGTGGTTATCTGCTTTTAAAGGATTTGGGCCGCGCGTTCAGTATTCCGGATTATTGCTGGTACCAACTGCCAGATGGCACGGTTTATGTCGGCAGTTATGCAGACTCCCGATTTGCATTGACGCCAGTCGATATCCCGCCGGAATTCGCCCAGGGCGGCAGCAGCGGTAATAGCCTGGAATTGCCGCTTATCCCTGCCATTCGTCCCGGCGTGATTGTTAATGGCCGGCGAATCACTAGAGTTGATGTAAGTCATGACACGATGACCTTGATCTGGACGCCGCTCGACAGCCAGGGCCAGCCGGCACAGAAAACAGCAGAGCAGCGCCAGATTGATAAAATTTACCCAGAGCTGGGCGCAGGCTTACATTTGCCCCGCCGCGCGCGGGTGATGAGTCCGACCGATACCGCCGAGTTGGGTGACCCGTCCGATCCCTTCCGGCCACGTTATGCCGTCAATGTTCAATTGCTGGATGAGAACGGCAACGCCGCCGCCGGCGCGCAGGAATATAACGCGGTACCGCTCCCCATTCCGATGGCTGGCGGTGAGGGGGGTATGTTCCAGTTCCCACCTGAGGGGACACTGGTCGAAATTGGTTTTGCTGATGGCCGGCCAGATAAGCCGATGATTAGGCAAACGCTGTCTGAAGGGCTATCACTGCCCGCCGTCAAGCCAGGCGAGCAGTTGCAGCAACAGCGCGCCGGCGTCAGTCAGCGCGTGACGGTAGACGGCAGTTGGCAGCGTGATACCGATCAGGCGATCGAGGAAACCAGTAGCCGGCGCAGCGTGACCAGCGACGAGGAAAACCGCACTACCACAACCCGCAGTACCACGATAAAAGCCAATGACAGCACTACAGTTTTGGGGACTAAAACACTCATGGCCGGCCAGGTGGTGCAACTTGCCGAGGGTGACTACTCAATCGGGACATCGGCCAATATGTTGACCAAGGTCGGCAAAGACAGAACTGACGATGTTGGCCAGAGCCAAAATATCACAGTTGGCCATAACCAAAATGTCATGGTTGGCCAGGACCAGACTACTGATATCGGCGGGGCGCTCACTGAGAAAATAGCGGGCATCCGTCGCAGTGTTGCCGCCGCGCAAGAACTGATCGCCCCGTCAGTTCGGTTGGGTACTGATGAAGTTAACGTGTTGACGCTGCTCACTGATACGCTTGATGTCATACAAACGCTGGCACAGCAGACCGCCAGCCATACCCATACCAACACCGGCGGTCCGCTTAACGCGGGTGATTTTACTGCCACAGCAAATCGCGCATCATCTCTCGCTGTCAAGTACGGCCCGTTCATCGCTTAACCACTCGACTGCAGCACAGACGTAAATGTCTGTGCTCGACACCCACAATAAAACCTTCTGTAGCACACGTAGCGTAGGCGCTCATCTAAGCAGTGGGGTAACCCGCCCCTCAATTCGATCTCTTCACTCGCAAGCACCGGCGAATCAGAAACCCACGTACGGAATCAATCGCGAGACGTAAACGGCGCTACACCGCACCCGCCTGCACGGTTTGGATCATAAAAATTTTGCAAAAATTTTGAGGGGCAAACAAACCCGCCAGACCGCGCCGCCGCTGGGCTGTTGCTGTTTGAATGGTTTTGCACTCGCCGCCAACTTTTGCAGTAGTTTGCAAAAAATAGCGGATATATATTTGATAACCCGTTGGTTAACTTCATGTTTTAAAAGGATCTCTTTTGGATTACGTGACGATCAAATAAAAGTGGCGAGGTTATTTTCATGTGAATTGAAAGTATGGTGAGGCCATATGCCGCAAGGCTTGCGGGGGAGTTGTGGGTTAAAAAGTTTTTGCAATAACGTGCGCATAAAGATCTAGCGTGGATCGTTGTTTGTGATGCAAAACAAAGCCCCGCAAGCGGGGCCATGTTTACTCAGTGTGGTCAATGTGTGGACACTACTTGAAATTAATCCTTTAATTTCAAGTTGTTAGTTTAAATATAAACGCGTCGTGAGATGCCTTTAAAAAGTTTGGATAACTATTTCAGCCAGATAGCAAATATCCCTCCCCTATGCCCGTTTCCCAAATCTGCCATGAATCACATTCTCGCCATTTTCCAGACTATCCATATAGTCGGCATACCATTGCAGCATTTCTCTGCGACCATCCAGATATTGAGCGTGATTATAAGTACCGCGAATACTGTTTTTATCGACATGAGCCAGTTGTGTTTCTATCCAGGCCGTATTGAAACCTTGCTCATGCAAAATAGTGCTCATTGTGTGGCGAAAACCATGTCCAGTGGCTCTGCCGCCATAACCGATACGTCGGATTAGTACATTGAGTGTCATCTCACTGATAGGCTTGCTGTGCTGTATTCTGCCAGGGAACACAAACTGATAGCGCCCGCTGATAGGTTGAATCTGCTTTAGTATCGTAATGGCTTGATCCGGAAGCGGCACCATATGTGGCCGACGCATCTTCATTCGCACCGCGGGGATCTCCCATAAGGCATTATCAAAATCAAACTCTGCCCATTCGGCCTGCCGCAATTCACCTGGGCGGGTACCGGTGAGGATCAACAACCGCATAGCCAACTTAACCAACATGCTGCCGCTATAACTGGCAAGGCTGGAAAGAAATTCAGGGATTTCATTAATCGTAAGATGTGGATAGTGTTCGCGTTTATGAGGAGCAAAAGCACTGGCAAGGTCAGGGGCGGGATTATATTCGGCTCGGCCTGTGATGATGGCGTATTTCCAAACCTCACCACATCGCTGCCGAACCTTACGCATTTTCTCAGTGGCACCCCGTTTTTCTAACTTGGACAGCACGGCCATCAGCTCAAGCGGTTTAATTTCTTTGATTGGCCGGTAACCGATATATGGAAAAACGTCACTTTCAAACGTGCTCATCATTTCTAAACGATAAGATTCAGACCACCTATCGTAACGCCGTTGATACCACTCTCGGGTGATAGCTTCAAAGGTATTCGTCGCTTCACCTTGTCGGGCTAGTTTTTCCTGTTGTTTGTTCTGGCTGGGATCACCGCCACCAGCGACAATCTTCTTAGCCTCGTCACGTTTTACTCTGGCAACCGCTAACGACACGTCTGGATACACCCCCACGGCCAACAACTTCTCTTTCCCCGCAAAGCGGTACTTTAAACGCCAATAACGCGAGCCATTGGTATTGACCAATAAGTACAAACCGCCCCCATCCGCGAGCTTATAGGCTTTGTCTTTGGGTTTGGCTGTTTCAACCTGCCGGGCGTTTAGCTTCAT